CATCGTCAGCTCTGCTGTCGTGAAGTTGACGTCAACACCGTACTGAGACTGAACAGTCAGCGGCGTGGAACGCTCAACGTGATCTTCCGCAGACAGCGTTGCACCCGTGCGGACTTCGTACTTCGTCGGCATACGGATGTTCAGCGTGTATCCGATCTTCGCGCCCTCCTGGGCGTACTGATCGTCATACTGCGTGTTCATGTTGGTGAGCGCATTACACTCTTGGTGCAGGATGCGCGCGCCTTCACGAGTAATCATCGTCGGCGTAAGGATTGAGTTAGCCATAGCTAATTACCCTTTGCGTCGTTTTTCCAGTTGCTTGTTCCGTGCCGCCAACCATTCGCTGTCTGACATCTTGCCTGCATCCGCAGGGTCAGAAGGATCCGATGCGTGACCGGGATCCTCGCCATCGAGCCCAGTCGGCGGGTCCGGGGCGTCACTCGCCTTGTTCGCTTCAGCAGCTGCCTTCTTGACCTCTTTGCCGATCCTGGTCTCCAACTTCGTCATCTCCCGAAACTGCTCGGTCGATGGCAGGCCCGCAATGCGCGCCGACTCTGCCTTGTTCTGCGACAAAAAGTCGCCGACGTGCAGGCCGACCTCGCTGGCGGGATCTGCAATGAACATAGCCATCTCCGGTGTGATCTTGAGATCGTCGGCGTGGAGTCGTTCCTTGAAGCCGGGGTTGTCCACCTCGAAGGCATCTTCCCTTGCTTTGAACTCGTCCTCCCGGCGTAGCGCTTCGTCTTCGCCAGTTTTTTGCGCCTGCTCACGCGCCAGCTTCTTGGCCGTGCGTGTGCTCGTCTCTTCGACCAGGTACTCGTTAAAGGCCTGCTCGTTGTAGTCGAAGTCCTTGAGAGTCTTCAGCGGTTCCGGCGGTGTGTCGTCGTCTTCCGGCTGTGACTTCGCGGCTTCAAGCTCTCGCTTCAGCTGCCTATTCTCATAGGCGAGTTCTCCGACTTTGCGTTTTACCGCATCGTCGTCAGGTTTCGTTTCGTCGGTTTCCTCGACGGGCGGTGGAGTACCGCCATCCTTGTCGTCAGCTTTCGCCGGCCCCTGCTCCCCATCCGGTTCGTCAGGAACCTGATCACCCATGTGCGGGTTCAGGCTGAGATTCGGATCTATCTCCGGTTCAGTCTCGACGACAGGCTCGTCGGCAACCGCTGGTTCGTTCATGCGTTCAGGTCTCCAGTACCATCCACTGCGCCCCAGTGGTCAGGGATTCTGCACCTCGACTCTGACGCTTTCGCCATCGTCATAGGTGACTTCGGAATAGAGTTTACCACCCTCGCGCACCGGAGTGGTACTAACCGGCTTGCGTGTGGCCAGGCGATTGAGTTCGCCAAATGTCGCGTCGGCCTCGGTCATGAAGGCACTGAGCGTGTCATCGACACTGCGCAGCGCCGTCGCAACGGCGACAACCGCCTCGTCGGGCTGACCTTCGGTGCCGGCAAGTGCGGCTTCCTTCTCGTCCAGACCGGCAAGTTCTCGAGCGACGTGCGTGTCGAACTCGGCCTTCACACGACGCAGGCGTTCGATGCGGATCTCGACTTCCTTCTGGTTGAGCTTGACCTGATTGGCCTCTTGCTCGGCCGATCGCTGACTCTCGGCGAGTTCCTTCTCGGCTTCCATCACGAGCTGGCCGCGCTCTTCGACAGCTGCCATCGCCTGCTCGGCCTGCTGCATCATCTGCTGCACTTCCGGCGGCACGTCGACATCGGCGTTGAGCTTCTCCTGAATCTGCGGCGGCAATAGCGTCTGCAGTCGCTCGGCAATGTCGTCGGCGTACGGCAAGTCCATCGACTTCATGACCAGGTCGCCGGCTACGCCCATGATCTCTGGGAACTGCTGTGCCAGCTGGCCGTATGTCTCGGCGGCTTCCTGTCGCAACGTGCTGAAGCTCGGGCCGGTCGTTACCGTGACGTCGTACTTGCCTTGCGTCAGGTCGTTGACCTTCACCATCTTCTTCGTGGCAGGATCCAGCACGACCTTGTTGACCATCTTGTAGTCTTCAGCGCCGTCGCTGCCGAGAATGCGGAGCTCACGCTGCGTGTCGTAGATGTGCGGGATCAGGTCGAGAATGATTTCGTAGGTGCGCTGTACACCCTTCGACATGTTGTCCTGATAATTGAACGTCGCGATCTCGCCCTGGTTTTGTCTCGCCATGATGGCGCGGCCGCTGGTCTCGTTGCCCTGCTGACCCATGCTGGCGTCGAAGATGCCCGTGACCGACTTGATCTCATCGCTGGCGATCTGCGTCTCTTGAATGAGTGCGATAGGAACATCAGCACCGCCCATGCGCTGCGGCGCCGCACTGCCGGCTTTCGGGTCCGGGTTGTACAGCATGTACGGATAGTTCTTCTTGTGCGCCTGCTGCCACTCGTTGAGATGGCCCTCGGCCTGCTTGGGCGTTGCCCAGAAATGCGTCTTCGGTGCCTGCGCAATGGTCTCGCTGATAGCGGTGCGCGCAATGTTGTAGCTGCGCTGCGCATCCTTTGCGAATCGCGGCAGACCCCACCAGTACGGCTTGCCGTCGACCCACGCGTACTCGCCATAGACCATGACGAACGGGAACATCGCGCCAGCCCATTCGCCGCGCTCGAGAATGCGATCGCCACTGCAGATCACCCAGCAGATCTGTGACGTATTGATCGTGCGCCGGCGCTTGATCTGTTCCGGGTCAATGCCTCTGGCCTCGTCGGTGGTGCTGTCGACAACTTTCGTTACGGCCTCGCCGCCCTCTTCCTCAGGTGCGAACACGACCTCCCAGATCTCTTTCTTCTCGGGCTTCTTGTACCAATACTCGGCGATCCTGGTCTGCTTCTCTGTCGTCCAGTCGCCCTCGTCGTCGTAGGTGTCGCTCTCGCCACTGTCGAACTCGACGACCGGCGTGTCAGGCCATCTGCGCTCGAAGCTGTCGTGACTGATCATCTCCGTGATGCACCAGTCCTGCGCGTCACGCTTGAGAAAGTCTCTGGACTGCGGATCGCAATACACCGTGAACGGGTTGCGGAATGGCTCGATGACGATGTCCTGATTGAACGCGTCCTCGTGCGTGTACTTCGTGTTGACGCGCCATGCACACATGCCGGCCGCGACCTGATACTCGCCCTCGTAGTCGACGATGCTGTCGAAGTCGCTGCGCTCGCTGATGTTGCGGATCAGGCCTTCATCGATCGTCGCTATGTCCGGGTCGCCGTCCTCGACAGCTCGCACCTTTGCGCCTGGCCGGTTGGCGCGCATGTCGTTGATGATGCGCTTGCAGCTGATCCGTAGCTTATTGAACTCGTAGCATGGCCGGTGACCACGCTCCTGCTTCATGTTGTATTCCCACTGCTCGCCCGGCACGTTGACGAACTTCATGTCTTCCATCGCCTGCTGCCGGTTCTCGTGATCGAACTCGGCCATGACCTTGAAGCGTTCCTTGACCTTGATCAGCAGGTCGCGCGCTTCCTTCTTGCGCATGTCGGGTTTGCCAGTCTTTGTTTCTTCAAGCTGCGTAGCCACTATCCAGTCCCTCGTATGGGTTGCTGTGCTTGCGTGTGTCGTTGGTCAGTTCGTTAGCGACGACGGCAGTATAGCAATACGCTTCACTGCCATGCGAAAAGTCGTCCTTCTCCACGCCGGTCTTCTTGTTCTCGTTGTCCTTCGCCACCTTGTACTTGAATCGCTTCAGGCAGCGCATCAGGTCGTCACCGCCGTTGACGCTGTTGATGTAGCACGTCCTGAACATGCGCCGGCCCTTCTCGATGTAGTTCTCGATGCCTTCCTGCGGGATCTCTTCGGTCTCCCAGCCCAGATCCTCCATCACCTTGAAGTGGCTGTGCCCAGTCTTCGGATCGCGATGCGCGGCGTCGTGCGGCATGAAGATCTTGCCCCAGCGAACGTCGGCCAGGCGCTCGTCATCTTTCAGCTCGGCGGTGAGCTGGTCATACGTTTTGTTGTGCCACTCGCGGTAGCCGATGATCTGCACCGTACTGGCGAACTTCTGTGCCAGCACCATCGACGACACGCCCCAGCCCAAGTCCATGATGCCATGCACGAGCCCCATCGGATCGATGTCGATCGGCCGATGCCGTCCCTGCTCTTGGAACATGGCGACCTCGCCGGCAAAGATCGCGCCCTCCACGGCCGGCAGCGTCATGCCCTCCCAGATGTGGTTGTACATGTAACGGCCCGGCGTCAGGTCGTGCTCGAAGTCGTAGCGGAGCTCGGCCGGCAGCTCGGTCTCGTAGAACCACGGGTTGTCGTCATAGTTCATCTTGATGACGTGGCTGTTGCGCGGGTCGGCATTGAGTACAAAGCGCTCGTACGCCGGGTCGTCGTCCAGCTCTGGATTGAGCGTCACGTAGAAGCGACTGCCGGGCTTGCGAATTGTCGGAACCAGGGTGCGCAGTGATTTGTGACTGAGCGTATGCGCCTCTTCGAGCCAACAGTCGTCGACGCCTTCGAGCGATTTGATCTTGCTGATGTCTTCGGTGCGCAGGCCTTTGAAGATGAACTCCGTACCGTTGGCGCCGATGATGCCGCCCTTGTGCGGCTTGTAGAAGCTGCCCAGCCCCATGTCTCCCTGCTGCTCACGTAGCAGCGCGAACACACTGTCGTCGAGGCTCTTCTGGGTTTCGCGACCGCATAGCACCTTGCGCGGACTGAGGTAGCCATTCAGTGACAGTACTCGAGCGACGGTCCATGACTTCGTCGAGCCACGGCCACCGTACAGCGTGTTGACACGACGCGGGTCTTCGTAGACCGGCAGCGCCTTCTCTGGAATGTCGAGCGTGACCTTGACGGCCATTACTTCTTCTTCTTCGGCTTCGGCCTCACAACGCGGACAACGATCTCATCCGGCACGAGCGGATTGTCTTCGTCATTGGCGAGGACCGTCGTGTGCTTGCCGTCTAGGCGGTTGGCAATTTCCTTCCAGCTCTCGCTGTCGCCGTTGAGTGCGTTGGCTACGACCTTGTCGGCGATCGGATCCAACCCCTTCTCGACTGTCTTCGAGCCCTTCTTGACAGCACGAGCAAGCGCGCGTTCGAGAGCGGCTCGCCATAGCTTTGCTCTCTTCGCGTTGCTGTTGCCTTGTGGCGCGCCTCCAGCCATGTTGACTCAACTCCGATTCACTTGCGCATCAGCGCCTTACTGTAACTGGCCGGCACTCATTTCATGAGTAGTCCCTGATACAGCGAGACACCGACCAGGTAGATGATTGCCAGCACGGCGACGACGATTGCTGCTATGACGATCCGTCGTAACACGAGATCACCTGACCCTTCTCGACGCCGAAGTACTCGATCGTGTTGGCCGGGAGCTTCAAGCTGCTGGCTGTCGCTGCACTGCCGCTGAAGTCGAGATAGACATCGGCATCAGCAATGATGCGCACGAACTTCGTGTTATCGGACATTGCTGCCGAGTCGGTCGCTGTCGTGTAGGTCACGTTCTGGACACCGTTGATCGTCTTGGCAACCTGGATCTGGTTGTCGTTCTGCGCGTCCTGAAATTCTACTATCTGGCAAGTCGCCATTTACTGTCTCCGTTAATTGTTCAAGCCCATCGCGCCCATCCTACCAAATGTCAGGCCGGGTCCGTAGGGATTGCCGAATGTTGGGAAGATGCCGTTCGACAGGTTCTCGAGCTGCTCGTTGGTGAGTCGCGTGTTGTAGTAGCGTATCTCTGCTATGTGGCCGTTGAGATAATTACTGCTGTTGTACTGTCCCACTCTAAACTTGTTTGAAACCGTTATCGTACCAATAACCCCTGTTGAGGTATCTGTACCGGGAGAGCCCCCTTCGGCATAAACGATGCAATTATTTTCCTCGATTCCTGCGGAACATTTATAGAGCGTATTTTTAGTGGGAATAAGATTGCCGGGGGTCGATGCAGTGATACTATCTGCCCCATAAAGCGCAAAGTC